TAAGAAGGGGATTCGTTATGATGCCCTTAATGCTTTTGCCCACTGCTATGGATGTCATCAGAAATTCGGCAGCAACCCTGACTACTTCTACCGCCACTATGTAGATACCTACGGCGAGGGAGCCTTGGAGTTAATTAGGGAGAAGGTCGAAGATATTATGCTGGGCAAGCGCATGGTCAAAGAAGAGAAGGAAGTAGCCAAGCATTATAAAGCCGAAGCCGCCCGTCTTGAGAATGAAAGGGCGGCTGGTGTTGTAGGCTGGTTAGAGTTTGAAAGCTGGGATTAGTTTTCTTCTAATCTTTTTTGAGTCATCATCCCGCCAAAGTCTTCCAGCGGATCAATCTCAAGTCGCTCGCCAACATTTCTACTAACACGACCAACATCTCTAATTAAAGGAACCTCTGACGCAAGGCGAGCTACAGGGTATTCCCTGTCTGCCACGCCAATTGCTGTTCCCGCAACATCAAATGGCCTAGTAACAGTTATCGGCAGTAGTCCCTGTGCAAACGTCATCATAAGGCCATTTTGTTTAATCTTTCCAAATTGATAGTCATTAAGACCCAGAGTATTGGCTGTCAGCAAGGACGCCCATGCATCTCCATATCCCCTAGCAAGACCACCAAATGATGCTTCTCCATCGCCAAAGATAAACTGCCTGCCTTCATTAATGGCTGCATATCCTCCAGCGCCATATACTGCATATCGACCTAAAAACTCTGCTGCCTTTTCTGGCTTGCCCGCCTTGATATTTCCCATTACTTCGCGCAAGGCAAGTGCTTGTTGTTTTACTACAAAGCCTCGTAGCGCCCACAATGGACGCAAGTTAGGATGCCGCGCCCATGCTGATGGCCTGCCTGCCGCGCTAATCAACTGCTGCTGACCAAGACCTGCAAACATAAGCTCTTCAATTAACTCCGAGCCTTTGCCTGTATATTTTGTCCAATCTTCGCCATGCCTTTTAAGCTGGCTAGACAATATATCTAGCTCTGCCTTGTTAAAATAAAAGCTCCAATTATCAGCTAATGTTCCAGCTTGGGCATCGTCAGCTGCGCTTTTTAATACGCCGCGCATTACGCCCTGCTTGCCAACGCGATCCATTGCCGCAAAGCCAGAGCCTTTCATTAAAAAGTTAGCAGTGTTTCGCATCTTCTCTGCGGTTGTAACCATCCAGTTTGATGCATCACTAGCCTGATCGTTTATGATGTTTACAAATTCGCCAAATGTTTGATTATCGAGGCCCATTTTTTTAAGGTCAGCATTTGGGACGCTTTTAAATCTTGATGGAATTGCAGCCTTTGCGCCTTCACGAACAGCGCTGCCGCCATACTTGGCTCCAACAAGAGGAATATCAGCAAGGTTAAGTACAGCAGATAATGGACCTGCAAGCGTAAGTGCATATGCCAGGGAATTTGCAGCTTGAATTAATGGATGGGGCGCTTTAGCCTGACCCATAAGTGCTTCAGTTATTTCCCGTACAGCAAACTCAGCACCCTCTTCGCTAATTCCTTTCTTTTTGATTGTAAACTTTAATGCATCCATAAACTCGTCAGGAGTCAATGCGTCCGTTGCAGCTTTACGCAAGTTGTCTGTTAGCAGTATAGGGTCAGTAGCCATTTCGCCTGTTCTTTCAATAACAGACGATGACTTTTCTAATGCACGCTCACGCCGTGGCCCTGCTTTGTAGTCATCAATGCGAACGCCAAACTTGCGTTGTATTTCTGCAAGCCGCTGCATTTTAAATATACGCCGCATATCAGAGACGATAGGGTTCTCATACTCAGAAGGATCAGGTCGCTTTGGATCTGACTCATCAAGGTAAGAGCCGCGAGTACGTTGCTCAAATGCAGGATCTTCAAACATCTTTTCAATCTCTGCGTCAGTCATTCCTTCTTCTTTTAGCCTGTCGCGATACCCTCTGTTGCGAGTATGGAGATAAGTAATGTCACCAAAGTTAGCGCCAAACACTTTTTTATTTAACTCACTATTTTTCTTGGTGCTATAACCAAGATAACGCTTTAAGGTGCTCATATGCTCGGCATTAAGATCGTCAGCTAACTCACGCTCAAGGCGAGCCAATGAATCATCAAGCTTCTTCCCAAGCTTGCCTGCGGCAAAATCTAATAACACGCCTTTCGCTCTAGTGCTTTCATTAATTGCTTTAATTACAGGCACAAGCTCTTCTGATAAACCATCCAGATCCTTGTTGACAATGCGTAATGCAGTTTCATCTGCCGCCTGATAACGACCTCTAACTTCCTCACTAACTTCACGACCAAGACGGTCTGACGTTCCAGTTAATTTGTCATTATAAAAATTTCGCAATGAACCCTTTAGTCCTGTCCACAACTCACCAGCAGTTTGCGCTTCAGAAAGGGGTTTTACTGCATAAGCAGGATTATCTACCTCTGTATACACCGCAACGTCTTCAGCCTCGTCTATTGCTCTTTGAGCGGCTTGAGTATCAAGGTCATATACTTCCTCTGAAACATCATCGGCTTGTGTTTTTAATCCGCCCTGTGTTTTTGGTGTTGTAGCAACATCAATTATTTTGCCGATTGTAAAGCCAGCCAAACCGCCAACAGCAGCTAATCCTGCGCGCTCTTCAAATGTTTCTCCGGTGCCCGCGCCGTATATAGCGCCTTCTACTGCTCCAGCCTTAGCCACAGTTGCGCCTGCTTTTGTCAATCCTTTAACAAGCAAGCCGCCTGTAGGAATTGCGCCAAGTATTTCTAATGGCAACGCCATCCCCGCCATCTCTGGGTTTTGACGTTTCCACATTTCCCGAGCAACTTCATATTCTGCCTTAGCTTGATCGTACTCAATTCCTTCTTTAGCTGCCCTTGCATTAGCAACAAGCTCACCAAGAAATCCAAAAGTAATTCCCTCACCAAATTCTGTGGCTAAAGCACGAACATTTTTTTGGCTTTGATCCCGCCTGCGACCAGCAATTTCAACTGCAAGATCCATTGTTTCGTCAGAAAACTTTGCATCATTAGAAGTTTTTGGCGATGTTTTTATTTCAGAACTTTCTTCAACGCCCGCAAGAATTTTTTTAATATATCCCTGAGTTTCATTTGGCAAAGTTTTAGGGTCGCCATTGTATTTATCTGCTACTCCTGCTCCAGCGTTATAAGCAATAAGTTGTTTTGTCATGTCTCCATCGTAACGATTAGCAAGCATGTCAAAATATGACCTACCAAATTGTCTATTTACGCTTTCAATCCCTAAAAGTCTTTTTGCTTCTTCTTTAGTGCGCCCTGATGTTTGAACTCCCAAATCTTCTGCAACATCAAAAACATTTGGCACCCCAAAACCAGGGTCCATAGCAGTTACAGGCATTACTTGAGAAATTCCAAGCGCACCAACTCGCGATGTAACAACGTTTCCTTTGCTGTCAAACTGTCTAGTTCCCGACTCTTGTTTTAACAACCTTTCCCAAAGCCCATTTTGATCAATTGCCGCATTGCCAAAAGTTTTTTGCGACTCATCTGCCTCAAAAACATCTTCAATTCCAAGACGCCGTTTAGCAATCGAGTCAGCAAGTGCTTGGCTTTCTGCCGATAATGCCATTATGGTTTTTGCCTTCTGTTCATCTGACCGCCAGTGCCAGTTTTTCTTTCAATGGTATACGGCTCTGCAACTTCTATTTTACCTCTTCGGTTTCGCCGTCCTTGCCCTCCAGAATCAGGTGGCGCTCGCCTAGCTAATGCAGACTCAGCACCATCAAGAGCAATCTGTGCTTCTCGCTGAGCAACTGCTCTTTCCTCTTCTGTTGCATCAGCAATGCTAATTCCTTTTCCTTTTAAAATACTGTTAGTTAGGCTGCCAATCTCCTCTGCCTCTATCCTGTTATTTTCAGCAAAAGTCCCAGAACGGCGCATTTCATTTGGGAAGTTTTCAACCAGCCATGCATTAACTTCATTAGGAATTTCGTCTTGAGACAATCCAGCAACGCGCCCCATTAGCTCATTTGCTTGATCTTCGCTCATGTCTTCAATTTTAGTAGCAATGTCTCTATTAAAGAAAAAATCTACATAGTCACCTTGTCTAGCAATGGCTCTTAATTGAGCTTTAACTATTCCCTCTGCCCTTGGCTTTTCAGGAGTGCTAATAGGACGAATAGCTATTTCAACTTCTTTTTCTATTTTCGTTACCATGCCAGCATTATAAAGTTTTCTGCTTAAAGGGTCGTTTGGATCTGTAATTGACAAACCCATTTCCTTAGCAGCTGCCATTTCATCTTTGCTTAAAGGGCCAGTTGCAAGTTGTTGTGCTCTAATTTCGCCTTCAGCTTTTTTTAATTTTTGCCTGGCTTCCGTGTCCTTCATTACAGCTTTTCCAAGACCCGCCGCCTCAGCTGAGTCAACAGCTTTTTGATACGCTTCACTTTCAGGGTCCAAACTTGCAAGGGCATCCGCAGCTGCACTAATGCGTTTTTCTCGCAACGTGGCATCTCGCGTAAGACTTTGAAAGTCTGCATTGTATTGAATGGTTGCAGCTTCGGTAACAGCCCCACTATTCTGCTTCATCAGCTTAAGCCGATCCTCAAGTGCACCCTGAACCTTTGCTCTTTGTATATATTCTTCATTAGTCATAGGGGCAGTTGAGCTATTCATTGCCTCAAGAGCTTCCTCGGTTTTAAGAATAGACATTGCAGTGCTTGTCTGAGAAGCCTTTTGAGTAGCAGCGCGTTGACCGCTTACAGTAGTCAACCCCTGAGTAATTAAATCCCGAGACTTTTGATTGGTATTTCCTGTCAACATCCCGTCAAGAGTAGTAGTTATCTCATTGTGCAGGCGCATATCGCCCTGCTCCTGAGCTGCTTGCGCTTTTCTCAAAAGATCCAAGGTTGTTTCTTCTGTAACCCTAGCTTCAGCATCTTCTTCTCGGCGCTCAGCGCCAAGCATTCCCATTCCAATAGCCGCACCGACTGGACGAGCAAAATCTGGATTAGCCAAACTTCTCGATATGCTTAATCTTAAATTTGGACTTCTACCTGTAGCCATGACTTAACTCCAAATGCCTGTGTAATCAACTGTGTAATAGCCGCTGCTATCAACGTGTACTTTAGATGAGTGATCTGCAAGAAGCTCTTGCGCGATTACGCCAACGCTTGACCCGTACTCTCCAAGCTCGTTTGCCTTGTCATTCCAATCCCAAGAATAAATGTTAAAGCCGTTATCGTTTTGACCAATAAACTCAACATTTTTCTTAAGCCTAATATCAGAAAACGGATTAGGAATGCTTTTAGCTAATTGGCCCAAGGCGTCAAACAAACCATTGCCTGAATTGCTTTGCGCGCCAGCAGATAATATGCCAGCACCTACGTTGCCAAGCAGGTTAGCCTGCCCCAAGCCAGATGCAAGCAAGGCATCAAGCCCTGTCATCTTAGCCTCGCCAAACATTCCGGTACGGAATTGCTGCGTGTCTTCTCGCAACTTAGCTGCATTTAATCCTTGCTGGAACATATTTAGCTGAGCCTGCTCTGGCATCAATGCTCCCTTTAACGCCCCAAGAGACTGCTGGAGTTCTGCGGCCTGCAATGCTTCGCGGCCTTGCATCAAGCCCATGCCGCCTTGAGCATAGCCTAGCCCAATGCCCATTCTGGCTTGCTCTAGGGCTTGAAGTTGCGCTGCAAGGTTTCCACCCATCCCCGTAAACTGCTGTCCCAAAGCGCCAACCTGCGCCTGCTCAGATTGAGCCTGCTGCATTGCTTGCAACATCGCTGTATTTTGAGCTTCAGCTTGAGCCTTTTCTAGTGCCAGCTGCTCTGGTGTTCCGCCGTACATATTAGTTTGAACACCAAGCCTTCCTTGAGTAGCCAGCCTTTCTTCAAGCTCTAGCCGCCTGCGCTCTTCCTCTGGGCGCTGCGCTGCACGAATGCGATCAAATACTTGTTGCTCACGGGCACCAGTAGGCATACCAGCTTGGCCCATAAAATCCATGCCTTGCATTAACGCCTGATTGGACGCAGCGGTAATGTCTCCATACTGAGCAATTGGCTGGTCAAACTCACTGCGCGCTCTTTCAACAAGATTAAGCCCTAAGTCTCCGCCTAACTCTGCCCCTGTTGTTGGGCCAGTAGCGTTCATTATTGCTCGGCTAAACAAGTCGGTTTGAAGTGCGCCAGCCTGACCGCCCAGGTATTGACCCATTGAGCCTTGCTCGTCGACATTTGTTACGCCAACACGCGACCTAACGGTAAACGGTTTAAATTGACCTTTGCTGTAAAGATCCTGCGCTATAAGATTAGACTTAGTTTCCGCTGAATCGCCAATGCCACCTAACCTGTTATAAGCAGTATTGATTGCGGCTAAGCCAGCAATATCACCAAAAAGTGAAGCAGACATTAGTAAGTCCCCCCGTCTATAGTGACCGTATCCGCGCTGCCAAGGTCAACAGTCACATTTCCTGTAATTGTCAACGCGGGAACTGTCACTGTTCCTGTAAAAGTAGGCGAGGCAATGTTGGCTTTTGTAGCCACCGCAGTTACAAGAGCATCAAACTCCGTATCAAACTCACTACCACGAATGATTTTATTGGTATCGCCAGAGGGCAACGTGTCCTTAGCGCCAAAGTTGGTTGTTTTGCTGTAGTTACTCATACTGTTTTACCCATTAACGCTAATAAGTTAATTTCCTGAATAGATAGAATTGCGCCATTTATGTCTGACTCAATGCCAATTGTTACCGCTGTACCGTTACCACTTGCCTGAACAGACTGTCTTGTAATTAAGACCCCGCCCGTATATGTGCCAATGCCGTATTCTGACTGACCAAAAAGCGCTGTAGTCTGGTCGCCTACAGTAATCTCGTAGTTCTTAAATGCGGTTTCAAAATCATAAGACCATTTAACAAACACAGTTCCATCGTTCAAACCAACAAACGTAGGACGTATTTTTTTAAGTAGCTTAACTCTGCTTGGATCTCCAAATGTCAAAGCAGGACTAAAATACCTAAATCGGTAACTTGATGTATTGTCTGTGTAACCATCATACTTGCCAACACCAGCAGTAGAGCCAATATACAACGTGCCATCTGTATCTCTTGCAAAAGACTTATGGATAATAGAGGTCCACCTAGTCACTCTGTATGCATTATTTTCTAGCCTGCCTTTAAGATCAAAACAAAAAACAGTTTGCTGGCTTGGAAAGCAAATCAAGTAAAAAGAGTTTTCAGGACTGTATATAGATGCAAGAGGCTCTGTTTCAGCTGAAATAACCTCAATCAATTCTGTCTTAACATTTACGCTAAGGTCAGATATGGGTAAAGATTTTTCTTGAATGGTTCTACCAAGACTGCGAAGGCCCGTATGAGATAAAAATAAAACGTCTGTGCCAATGCCTTGTATTGAGTTTCTATCAACGCACCCTACTCCAGACACAGTGTCATTTAAGGCCATTGAAGCTGGGCTAGTAGCTCCTGAGTAAACAAGGATGCTGTGTGCGCCAAACACAATTAGCAGATTGTTATGCGCTGCAAGTCCAACAACCTCGTCATATCCGTCAGGCCATGCGTGGGCTACGTTAATTGACCCGCTGCTGCCACCACTAAAATCAGCACCATCAAGAAGATCAGACCAGTAAACAGTCTGTGCTTCATTTGAGTTATCTGTAATAAAAATCCGACCAAACGCTGCTATAGCCTCATTACACTTTAAGGTTGCGGCTGTTGTATTGCTGTTTACCGTACTAAAAGTCCTAACGCCAGTAGCATTGTCATAAACCAAAGGGTCAAAGCCGCGTTGGAAAAAATAAGCCTTGTTATTAAAGTTAATAATCTTCCAATCGTTAGCAGAAATCGAGTAAGACCCTGGCGTTGCATCAACCAAGGTTGTTGTCCCTGTAATAATCTTGTTATTACCAGTACTAAAAATAACCTCGTTGTTATCTTCATCGTAAAAATGATGGATCTTGTGCAGGTGGTCTGAACCCAAAACAGTTTTGTTTGTAGTTAAAACATTAATCCCTTTGCGAGAAGCAATACGACCACGCTTGTCAATAACAGCGTTATCTGCAATGTCTGCAAATGACGGATCTTGTGCAATCGGAGAATCTTCTGTGTTTACCCCTTTAAAGCCTGGGGCAATCAAGTCAATGCTTTGTAATGGTTGTGCCATGACTGCTCCCTATGGAGTGTAAAAAATTGTTTCTTCGGGGTGGCGCTGTGCATCAAGAGCAATTGCGTCTGAAAGGTACTTGTCTGCAATAGCAAAATACTCTGCTGTAGAGGTTCCGCCAGTTTCGCCCCGCTCTCTTGCAAGCAAAGCTATAGCAAGGTGAATAACAGGCTGACTAGGAATCGCTAACGTATCTGTATTGTTGCTTAATGCAACATTCCTAATTACTGTCTTTGCTTTTAAACTATAGACGCCATCAGGCTTAGGGTATACGTCAATCTGAGCATCACCATTAGAGTCAACTCCTGCATAGGTGTAATACTCAGGCGCACCGGACGCTGTGTTTTGAATAAAAAATTTATCATCAAACCATGCTTGAGTTTGATATTTCATTTCCAGATTAGAGGTATCGTTAATAAGTCTTAACAGCTTACCTTTGTCACCTGTTCCTGTTAGTGAATAAGTATAGTCATCAGCAGCTGTTGTGATTGTGAGGCGAGTTCGGAGTGCTGACCAATCCCAAGCAGACTCAACCATGTCTTTGGCATCGTTAACAAAGTCACTAGCCATTATGCTGTAAGTGTCATTGCTAACAGACGTTACGGTGTCTTCCCGCAAGCGGCGAAGCACGTTATTAACTAAATCTAAATATGTCATGTAGGCATTCCCGCGCGTTTAATTATCCTATCAAGCTGTTGTTCAGGGCTATCAAAACTTTCTAGCTGCGCTAAATAGTCTTCATTTGTAAAAACAGGGCCAGACTCTGTTGGCGGATTAAAGTCAAGGCGATACATAAAGTCTTCAGCAGCGGGGGCATTAAATCCACCACTTGCCGCAGCGCCAAGGCCCAGCCCCTTAAACAGATTAAGAATGTCTTGCTCTCCGCCGCTGTCAGGACTGCCATCATTTCCAGAGCCATTTGGAATGCCAGGCAAATCGTCTTTGGTGTTTAGGTCAGTATCTGAATCTTCTCCGTCTTTAAGCTGGTTCTCGCCTTGATCCTTAGATTCAACGGATTCATTTTGATCTTCGCCCCCATTTCCGACCTGACCGTCATCTCCGTCACCATCGCCATCGCTATCGCCATCGCCGTCTTTTGTAGTATCAGCTAAAGCGGTATCTTTTTCTGCGTCTTTGTCAATTCCTGCATTGTTAGCTACATTTTCAGCAAGATCTTTTTCTAACTCTTCAGCCGCTACGTCATCTTTTTCTGTTTCCGCTCGCTCTTTTGTTCGCCGCTCTCCATCTTCTAACTGGCGGTCCATAACCTCTTGCATTGGAACGCACTCTACTCCGCCCTGCCCGTCACTGCGAGAGTATCCAGATGGACAAAATGAAACTGTCCATTGCTCTCTTTCTTCATCTCCTGTAGGCGGCTGGTTTAAGTCTCCTGCGGGCGGTTCGCCTGTGCCGTCTTTTTCCTTTTCTTCCTCTTCAGCGGCAGTCTGAGCATCTGCATCTTTGTCTTTTTCTGCTTCAGCTATATCGTCCTTTTCTTTTTCTTCTGGCTCTGCGGCAGCGTCTTTATCTTTCTCTGCTTCAGTAGCATCCTTATCTTTTTCTGTTTCAGTAGCATCTTTATCTTTTTCTGCTTCAGCAATGTCCTTATCTTTTTCTGTTTCAGTCGCGTCTTTTTCTATTTCTCCAGCAACATCACCGCTGCCATCTTCTGTTAGATCGTCCCCGTCATTGCTGTCATCTTCATCATCACCAACAGGATCTTCGCCAACTCCTTCAAAATACTCACTCCACCCTGGCATTTCAGAAAGCTCTTCGTCATCAAACTCTTTTAGCTCTTCTAAAGATATATCGCCATTTTTGTATTGAGACAAAAGAACTAGCCACTCTCCAGCTGCTTGCTGTCGATTAACTCTATCCATGTCATCCGAATCTAGCCCTTCAATCCACTTTGACAGCAGCAAATTAAATTGCACCAAAAGCGGATTTAAACCCCCAAAGTCTCCTTGCTCTTCTGTGTAACCATCAGGGCTAGGCTGCCCATCATTGGGCATAAGAGGATTGGAGTCATCTTTAAGATCATCAAAGGGGTTGTCATTTGGATCAAAATTTACAGCCATCTATTTTTTCCCCTTCAAAGCCAACAGCTTGTCAGCACCACGAATACCAAAGGATGCAGATACTGCCATGAATAACAAGTACTGATACCAATCAGGAAGCCTGTTAAGCTCACTGAAGGCAAGACCAATGCGGTCTATAATCTCTACGTC